GCTTATAGTGATATTGTTTTGTTGATATGGTAGAGTGTTTATTGGGTATTTGTTGTACTTACTCGCGGGTAATACCCTGCAATATTTACCTGCTACCCCTATAGAGTACTACACGTATAGTACATTATTTTTATATCCACGGCTTGTACTTACTCTAAGGTTGTTACCATTCCCGCCACCCTACCCTGCTACCAGTCTATCCCATTACAAGAAACTAATTAGTACTATCAAGTATCAGTCCTTCAAGTACTTTCAATCCACTCTTAGGTATCTCATTACTTTCACCACATTTCAAACTAAAACCTTTAGCAACGCCATAAGTTAACGCCCTAAAATCAATTCTAAAGCCGTTTAATACCATGCTTGATAGTTAAATATGCCTTTGATAAAGCCAACGGTGTTACTTTTAAGTGTGCGGGTGTACCCTGCTACCCTGATTAAGCCCTACAGGACAGGCACAACAGGGCATAGGGGGGTGTAATAACTCAGGGTGTAAGAAAGAAAAGTATGGGTACCCTTCACGCCCAAAATAAGGGAATATAAAGGTATCAAAGCTCTCCTTAAGGCTTTAGGTATGGGGTTCTTGGGGGAGAGTACGTAATAGTATGAATAGTATGAATAGTATGTACTGAATATAGGTATGATTAGTATGATAAGTATGTACAAGTATGAATTAGTATGATATATTATAGTAGCTAAATTAAGTTAGGGTGTGAGTATGGAGAAGGACGGAATTATTCACATAAGGGTAAGTAAGGAAGAGAAGGCATTTTGGAAGGAGTATGCAAGGGCACATGGTTTAAGTATGAGCGAGTTATTTCGCAGGGCTGTAGAGGCGTACATAAACAGTGGACCAGGCAGGGATAGTGACGTATGCAGGTTTAGTGGGGAGAAGTTATACAGGGTGGTTATGAGATTTAAGCCTGGCAGTGAGTTTCAGGAGGAGTTGTTTGAGGGGACTCTGGGGGCTATGATGGAGGCGTTGAGGTTGGGTACGGTTAGGAGTCACAGGAAGAATAAATTAAGCATTATAATAGATGAGGATAACGATTAGTATGCCCGACGAGGTGTATGACAAGTTGGAGGAGGACAGGGGGAGTATACCCAGAAGCACTTACATACAGGAGCTAATTAAGGGTGGTAAGGAGCTATCCACGAAAGGGGACAAGCCTAAGAAGGTGAGTAAGGCTGAGGAGACTAAGGAGTTTGTAAGGACTAAGGGCAAGGAGAAGTGGGTACAGTCTGAGGAGGTTACGTTAGAGGGCTTACAGGGGGAGGTAGAGGAGGCAATTGAGGTAGGTGAGAAGGAGAATTGGGAGAGGGTTAAGGGTTTGCTTAGTAAGGCGGGGTATGAGTGGGATTCTAGGCAGTGGGCGATATTAAAGGAGGGTAGGATAGCATACAGGCCCAGTAACAGGTAGGTATGGTATATTGGTATATAAGTTTAGTTATTTAGTAAATGAGTATAGTAATAGACAGTTACACTAACACGAGTGTAGACATATTCCCAGCGGGTTTTGACCCTGAAGGCAAGTTGTATGCGGGGACATCATTTAGTGCCATAGACACTCGTATTACGTCGTGTAAGTTTTATTTAAATGGTAATGTTCAAAACGGGAGTTTATACGCTCAGTTGTATGCTCACACGGGTACGTACGGAGAGTCTACAGGTAAGCCAACAGGCAGTCCTTTAGCGACTTCGGACGCTGTGCAGTTTGTGGACGGAACACGAGACTGGAGGGAGTTTACATTTTCTTCAAGCTATAGATTGGAAGACGATTATTACTGCATAATAGTTCACTTTGACGGTATGACTGTGACTGAATCGCTTAGTATGGCGGGTGTTTTGAGTGAAGACCACGACGGAATGTATGCTGAGTCTGAGGACGGGTCTACTTGGACGGTAAACACCTTTATTTCACTACCTTTTTACGTTTACGGGGACCCTTTACCAAGAATTGGGGACGAGTACCCACTACCACCGTATGCTAGAAATTAACTTGTAATGATTTAACAATGTTTTTAGTTACTGCCTACCCAAGAAGTGCCACACAATTCATGGCACGAACACTACAATTTTGTGGGCTAAGCGTAGGGCACGAACAAAAAGGCAAGGACGGCATTGTGAGTTGGAAAGAACTACCCCATAGTACAGACTATACGACAGTTTTTCACCAAGTACGACATCCTATAGAGGTAATATCCTCTGCGACGAGCATAAACGGTTTGTCTATTACCGAGATAGGCAGGGAGTTGGGAGTAGAGGGCAAGAGAGCCCTTTCTTTTTTTATGCGAAGTTGGTTAGGGTGGACGGATTGGGCGGATGAGGTGGCTGATTGCACGTATTGTATAGAGGATTTAGACGACATATACCCAGAAATATTTAGTAGACTTGGATTAGAGGCTCCCATAGAGCTTCCCAGGGTCAACAAGAGGGTGAATTCACGAGAGCACAGGGAGTTTTTACCAGAGGAGCTATTTAAGTATGAGCCTAGATTGGCGTACGGAGTGGTTAAGAAAATGCAGAAGTATGGTTATATAAATTAAGTTTTAACAAAAATGCCTTTAAAGTACACAACGCACGAGGGTAAGCCAGCAGTAAAGTGGGGCAAAAGTGGAAAGCCCTACACGTACAAGCGTGGTAGCAGCAGGAGCATAAAGAGGGCCAAGAGAAGGGCCATGCGACAAGCCAGGGCCATAAAAGCCAATAGTTAAATTAATATTACTGCCTATATGTTAGTTCAATGGAGGTATAAAATATGTAAGAAATTTGCTCGTTGTAACGGGGAGATTAAGGGTCACAGGACGGTGCGCAAGTTTGAGCACACTAAGCCGATACCCGACAAGGTGTTTCTTTACAAGCCAACACAAAAAAAGTATGATTATATTGATTACACAGGAGAGTACGGAGACAAGGATACGGACATTTCGGACGACACAGTTATGTTAGAAGTATTGGGATACATAAAATTCGTAAGTAGCAAAAAATGCGATGGGACTGTCTTTAGATAGGAAAATTGAATTATACAAAAAGTCTCTTAGTTTAACTACTTGGGACGACACGAGTATTTCCAGAGAGTGCAGGCGTTTAGAAGAGAAATTGGGCATGCAGAAATTAGCCATAGAGCCCAAGCAGTATAAAATGTTGCGTAAAATTGCTGAAGACTTAAAGGTGGGAGAGCGTCCTGACTTGAGTGCTGCGGCACGTTGGGCAGGATACCCTGATTGGAAGGTAAAAAGACCAGAGACTTCTATACTAAGAGACATAGACCCACGTTTATTTGAGGAAATAGTAGGTATTAACCAAAACGAGATTCAAATGGAATTGGTTAAGGTTATGAAGCAAGACGAGGACTTGAGTGCCAAAAATAGAGCGATTGATTTAGCGGCAAAAATCGTTGGAATGAAAGAACCCGATAACAGTGTACAAGTTAATATAGTTAATGACGGGATAACCCTAGCAGACTAATGGGAAGAAAAAAACAATACAGTACAACCGAGGTAGCCAGAGAGCCGAGTTTACTTTACAAGGACTTGCCTTTTAACGTTACAAGAAACGGTAGAATAGTGGCGTTAGTGACCAAGCCCGAGGGTAGGTGGAGAGAGTGCGAGAAGTGTGGCGAGAACACGCAAAATATTATTCAATTTAAGGACGCAAGCTTAAGGTGGCACGAAATAATTTTGTGTGATAAATGTAGTGAAGAACTTCTCTGACATATTAAGGTGTCAAGGGTGTGGCAAGACGGCCATGCGAAAGGATACTTTAATACTACAGACTCCTAAGAAGAGGTTAAGAATTTGCCGAGACTGCTACGCTGCTTACGAAGAAAGTAAGTTAGACGACGATTATAAAGAAACACAGAAGAACATTAAATTATATAACCTACAGGATATAGACGCTTTTGACGTTATTAAAAAGAGGGAGAAGTTTATTAAAAACATTAAAGGAGGTATGTATGGCTAATCGTTCAATCTCTATAAAGGATTTAAAAATTAGCTTCGACGGAAACGAGGTTTACGACCCGTTGCCCCACCAGATTAAGTTTCACACTTCCCCCGCTAAGTATAGATTGTTTGGAGGAAGCTGTGGGGGAGGGAAAACTTATGCCATTATGGCTGAGGCTATTATGCGTAGTTTTAAATATGATTTTCCTTTAACTGGGGCTATTTTCAGAAGGAGCTTTCCTGAGTTAGATAGTACAATAATTCGTGGCATGCTTACCATGCTTCCTAACTGGCTTTATAAGTACAACCAAGCACAACATGTAATGACACTTAGAAATGGTTCTATTATAGAGTTCTGTTATGCAGAAACTGACGCAGACGTCATACGCTACCAATCTCGTGAGTGGGACTGGTTGGGAATAGATGAGTTAACGCACTTCTCAGCTTATCAGTTTACATACCTTTGCACCCGTGTAAGAACGATTAAGCCTATCAATACTAAGGTGTTTGCAGGGAGTAACCCTGGAGGGCGTGGACATGCCTGGGTCAAGGAAAAGTTTGTTACTAAGGATTGTAAAGACGATAATTATAACCCCAACGACTACGACTTTATTCCAGCTGGTATTATGGATAACCCGTATTTGATGAAGAATAACCCTGATTACTTGGAGAATCTTAAAATGCTCCCTGAAGACGAAAGAAAACGCCTCTTAGAGGGTGATTGGGACGCTCAGGCGGGTATGTTCTTCACGGAGTGGAGCCCAAGTAGACACGTAGTGGACGATTTTGATGTTCCTGAAGACTGGCAATTGATTCTGGGCTGGGACGACGGAACACGAGAGCCAAGAGCGGTTAACTTATACGCTATAGACAACGACCAGAAGGTGTGGTGTGTCTGGGAATACTATAGGGCAGAAGAAAACCTAGACGAGGCTGCTAAAAACATACGAAATCAGTTGAAGGAAAAGGGTTTATGGGGTCGCATATACAAGTGCGTAGTAGACCCAAGTATGAAAAGACAGGACAGTCAGACGGGCATAAGTAGTATAGAGGTATTAGAAGATATGGGTTTTGGGTTTCATATAGGGGAGGTTGAGCTTGGTAACAACAACAGAGTTGAAGGCTGGAGGGTAATGAAAACGTATCTTTCTCACAAGCCCTACGAAGAGCCTTTGTTGAAATTCTTTAGAAGTTGTGAGAATATAATAAGAACTATACCTGATTTGATGTATTATCAACCCAGGTCTGGTGCGAGTAGTAAGAAGGAGGATTTAGACTGTTTTATAGCTGGCACAAAAGTAGATACAATGCTAGGAAAGAAAAATGTAGAAGACATAAAGGAAGGAGATTATGTAAGAACCCCTATTGGGTATCGTAAAGTTATCAAGGACGGAATTAGTGGAATATCCCATGGAACAGCATGGGCTCAGTTGTCTAACGGTCAAAGGTTAGAAGGAACTCCAGACCACCGAGTTTATGTGCAAGGAAAGGGCTTAGTAGAATTGCAGAACCTCTCTGTAGGTGATATACTACAAGAGAAGAACATATACTTATGGAAACAAAAGAAGTCTGGTACAAAGGAATACTCTATCGTAGGTACCCCTCTCGTGGGTACTATAGCCCAAATGGGAGCTATATTAAAAAGGGGTATACCTCACTTCATAGGCAGGTGTATATTGACAACTACGGAGAAATTCCAGAGGGCATGGCAGTACATCACAAGGACGGTGACAAAGACAACAACAGCCCCGAGAACCTTGAATTACTCGACAACTCAGTACACTGCAAACTCCATTTTAAAGAGAGAGAAGACTTACAAGAGAAGCTTAAGGAGTGGAGGGAGTCACCAGAAGGGAAGAAGACGCTTAGAGAGAACGCAAGAAAAATGCATGAAAGAACCCCGACCTACGAGTACACGTGCCAATATTGTAAAAAACCTTTTAAAACGAAAACAAAAACCTCCAAGTTTTGCTCAAAGGGTTGTCAGTACCACTATAGGCTGGATAAGCAACCTTCTAAAATTTGTCCCGTTTGTGGAAAAGAGTTTAAAACAATTGATAAGAAAACTAGAACCTGTTCATATAAGTGCGGTTGGACATTGCGAAGGAAGCAAGGTAGTGTATAATTTAACAGTAGAAGAAGCACATCTATACTATGCAAATGGTGTCCTGGTAACGAACACAACTCAGGAAGACCATTCGGCCGACAACGCACGTTATGTATTAATGTCGTTAGATAGGCTTCCTTCACGATTTGGGAGTGCTAACAACTTTGAGGTTAAAAGGCGTGAGTACAAACCCAAGTCAAGTTTTAAATAAATTTATTTTAGTAGAAGTATGAATAAATACGAAGTCTACCTAGCCGACAACTACAACAGTCCAAGACCGTTTACAACGGATTGGAACTACGAGTTGATTGGTGATAAGTTAAGAGCAGAGTTTGACGAGTACTTTGCAAAAGCCGAGAAAGAGGCTGGTGCAGGAGTAGGTAAGTCAAAGAGGTTGCTAAAGGGCGAGTGGGTCAAGAGGTTTATGATAAGAAAGCAGATTAACCTTGTGGACGACCCCAGCAACGGCAATCTAAAGTCAGTTTTCATTTTACGCAAGGGAGAAAAGAAGGTCGTAGACGGCAGGGCTAAGGAAAGCTTAGCACACCGATTCGAGTACAAAGTCATAAAAAGCACTGACGGAACAGAGACTGAACCAACAGGTTTTATGAAGTTTGATTTAATAGAAGGCGTTGAAAAGACCGATAGTAAAGAGAGTGAAAACTTGCAAGTTCAGGGAAATGATATAGAATATTTTAGTATAGAGGACTCAAAAGAATCTACTGAGTCTGAAGAAGAAAAACCAGCAAAAGAAGAGGGTTTTGTTTGTGAGGAGTGTGGAAAGGCTTTTAAAACTAAAAGACAGTTACACGCACACAGTTTAAGTCATAAGGAGAAATAACTATGGGAAGACCAATACAAATAGGTATGCCAATATCCACAGACAATATACCGTCTGCCTTTTATGAGTGGTTTAATAAGGTTAAGGAGGAGTATCCTTACCGCACCATGGAAGTAAAGGGTGGAGAAATCCAAGTAGTAAGGGTGCGAATACCCATTGAAAACATAAAGGGCGTTGCACACTTAAAGTACGGGAAGGTAATTTCAGACAGTTCTGGAGAGTTTATGGAAAGGACTTTCATCCCAAGATACAGTAGAGAAAGGGACGAGGTCGTATTGGAACAATAAAATAAACACACACTATTATGAAGAAAAAGAGCCTACCCAAGAAACGCTATACGGCGGAGGAGGGCAAATTAATCGAAAAGGTACGCAGCCATTATAATTCTGCGCAGCAAGCAAGAAATAACAACTCTTTTTGGGGTGCACCCTCTGACGACGGAGACTGGGAGGCACGCTGGGATTTACAGGAGAAGGTTGAAATGGGCTGGAGTGAGCCTAGTGACCAGGACGAGTTTGAAAGTAATGTTAAGTCCCCAATGGCTTCAGGGCGTATTGAATCGACCATGCACAAGCTACGAAGACTTGATATACAGTTTGTGGTACGACCAGACGACATAAAAGACCCTAAGGACAAGAGAAAAGCCAAGGTGGTCCAGGAATTGGTCAATAATTTATTCCAAAGAAGAGCGTATAAGACACGCATGATGACGTGGTTTAAAGACTGCTTAGTACACGGTACTGCTTTCATGCATGTTTACTACTTACGCAAAAGGAGGACAGTCCAAATGCCTAAGGTTGATACCAAGGACATGACGGACGAAGAAAAGGAAGAGCTTAAAAACGGTAAGAAGGTATACGAAGAGCAGGACATTTATGATTACGACGACATAGCGTTTGAGCCTGTTAAATTACAGGAAATGTATGTAGACCCAAGTGCACGAAACTTACACGGTACTAGCTACGAAGCGCAATACATTATTAGAAGAATGTTACCTTCTTTAGCACAATTTAAAGCTATGTATGAGGGTGACCCAGACGCTAAGAATGTGAGTAAGGTACGACCAGTGTCACATTATGTTGGTGAAGATGTTGAGTTCTTTGACCCACCAACAGATGTGGACGAAGACGATTATGTAGAAGTTCTACACTATTATAATAAACCAGAGGACAAGTATGTTGTGGTTGCTAACGACGTGGTTATTAAAGACATGCCACTTCCCTACAATCACAAGCAATTACCGTTTGTACAGATTAACGCTTACGAGGTACTACACCAGTTTTATGGTGCAGGTATTCCTGATAGGCTTATGAATATACAGAGTGAGGAAGAAATACTTAAGAACTTGGTTTACGACAGGCTACATATTACAGCCAACCCAATGATTAAGGTTAAAAAGACTATTTATGGAGAGTTTTCCAAGGCATACCAAACGGCGGAGCCAGGACTTATGCTACCAGTTAATAACTTAGACGACGTACAGCCACTTGAATACCAGACAATGAACTTTGATATGTTTAGGGGTATAGACGCTCTTAATAGGGACGCTGTACTTGCTACTCAGATTGACCCAATTCAAATGGGTGTTAATCAGAAGTATGTTTCTGCCACGACTTCCATGCTCACTAAAGAGCAAATGGACTCGTATATAACAGCCCTAATAGACGGGTGGACAGAATCACTCAACATAGCAGCTAAACAGTGTATTTCTCTTATGAGCCAATTTTACACAGTGCCACGAGTTGAGGCGGCAGGTAAGACAGCGAGTAATAAACAGATTAGACTTTCTGACATAGAAATTAATCCTGACACGCTTGAAGTGGTCGAAAAGAGAAACAAGTACACTTACTTAGAAATTAAACCAGAGTACTTTAATATACACGGAGACTGGGACATAGAAATATCCCCAGAGAGTGTAGAAGTACAAAGTAGAGCAATTGAAATGCAAAAGAGTCAGGCAGCTATAGCTCAGTTGGCACCATTTATGGTAGACCCAAGTGACCCACAGGCTGTAATGGCTAACCCAACACCGTGGGTAGACGGTCCTAAGACACTAGACTGGTACATGGAAACCAACGGAATACCTCAAGAACTACTAGCAGTAACCCAAGAGGACGAAGACATTTCAATGGAACGAGCCGAATTACAAGGCAAGAAAATGTTTGCTGAGGAAAGTGTTCCAGGCATACCAGGAGAACCAGAAGCTCATAAGAAGGTCCACGTTAAACAATTAAGGCTTATTAACGCACAAAAAGCTAAGTTAGAAGCAGAGTTTGAAGACATAGACCCACAATTACTACCATACTTAATGGAAACAAGAGAGGGTAGAGAACTACAACAACTAGACAAGATTGCTCAAATGTTTGCAGAACACTTAATGGAAGACGACAAACCAAGAGTGTTTGAAGCACCAAGTGCAGCAGCAGGAGGCAAGCCACCAGAGGCACCACCACAACAACCAGATGTTCCAATGCCACCAGGAATGACCCCAGCAGGAGGGGGACAGCCACCAGCACCAGCAGCAGGAAATCAAATGAGTGGTATGAACCCAGCAGAACAAATGCCAGAAGGACGACCTCCTATGGCACAAGCAGGTATATAACTTTATAAGCAGAAGTAATGAAAGTTAAAACAATCAAAGTAGAAAAACGACCCATTGAAGAATTAACGGGTGCTCAATTAGAACAATTAAAAGCCTTTGAGAAAAGCAAAGACTATAAGCTACTAAGGGAGTTGGCAGATATGGAGAAATACTATAGGTATAAGAGTGATTTCTTAAATGCTAATACGGTTGAAGAAATGAATTTCCAAAAGGGTTTTAGTTTAGGCATTGATTATATAGTAGACACGGTACAAAGAGCCAAGGAGGAATTAAAAGCCCGTGGTGATAAGGTTGACAGCGAGGAGTAATTAAAATAATATATTAACAATCATGAACGAGAAGAAGCAGGCAAAGTTTCAGGATATATACGAGAAGTTCGTAAAGAAGTGTTTACAGGAGGACATATACCCTGTAGTAGCACTAAGGTATGAGCAGATAGGTATAATTCCAGAACTTACGTTTATTGAGGTCAATGAGCAGCAGAAGAAAGAAGCTCTTAGCTCTTTAAATAAAAAGCAGTAGATAAATTCTTAAAATTCAATATAATGGACGAAGAGAAGAAACAGGTTACGGCCCAGGAAGCCCCTGAAGCTCCAGAGACGGATATTCCCGAGGAGACCCAGGACGCTAAGCAAGCCAAAACCGATACCCCACCCTCTAGCGAGGTGGACGTAGAACAAGAGGTCGCTAGTGAGGACACTCAGGCTGGTACCCCTGACACTTCCAAATGGGAGAATGAAAAGAGGAGTATGGCAGAAAAGATTAAGGCATTAGAGAATGAGAAAAACGAGTACCTTCAGGCGAAGCAGTTGGTAGAGGCACTTGATAGTGCGGCCGCTAATGACCCTGAATTTATGAAGCTGGCTAATAAGAAGC